TATTTTATAACAAATCATGGATTTAATTATATCTTGTTTATAATCCCAATCATCTTCCCATATATGAAAAATAGATATTCTTTATTTTTAAAGTGAATTGTTTTATTTATATGATAATCTTTATTTTTAAAATTTTCCGAATGGAACCAAATTCCATTGAATTCTAATCCAATTTTAAGATCGGGTAGATAGACATCTATTTCATATTTATCTCGATAATTTTCGATTATATTACCATCATATATTTCTTTTATATAAGATAGTAGTTCTTTTTCTTTATATGAGGTATTTCTACCATCTGTGTTGTTACAGATAGTACAACAAACATTGTTATTTTTATTTCTCAAATAATATAATTGCTTACTTATTGTATAACATTCTTTACAATCGGGACAAATAAAGAATAGTATATTATTTTCTATTTTGACTAATTTATATTTTTTATTATAACTAGAATAGAAATTTACTTCTTTTTTATTTCGGATACTTCTCTGTTTTTCTATATTTTCTTCAAAAGAAGGACTATTATAGTATTTATCCATTTTAGATTTAAATTCATCGGTTTTTGAATAGTTATCAACTCCCCATTTGGTTATATTGTTTTTTATAATTTTATTTATAATATCACCATTCTTCATGTGATGGTCAGATCCATATTTTTCTATATTAGCCTTCTTAGATTTTATCTTAAATTCATCAGTCCTTAAATAACAGCCCTCTCCATATTTTTCTATATTAGTTTTCTTAACCTTATTTTTTATTATATCAGACTTCATTGGATTATCAACACCATATTTTTCTATATTAGTTTTCTTAACCTTATTTTTTATTATATCAGACTTCATTGGATTATCAACACCATATTTTTCTATATTAGTTTTCTTAGATTTTTGTTTCTTTTTTAATTAATTCTTTATCAGACATTACACATTTTTTGGAGCAATATTTATTATAGCCTTTATTAAATGATATAAATTTTGTTTCTTTATTACACGAAGAACAAATTACGCCTAATTTAATATTATTATGATATTTATATAATAGTATTGAAAAATTTTTCTAACTTATTCCAATCATTATATTCATCTATTTTAATAATAATTTGGTAAATGTCTTTCAAAATAGTGCCTTCTTCTTTGATTCTCATTTAGGTCCGATATTTTAATAGTTGTTTTGTTAGTATCCATATGTTATATATTATTTTTTATTGCTTCTGTTTATAAACTTTTTAATAATCAATAATATAAACTTTATATCAAATTTAAGTAACTGATAGAAGTTCAGTAAAACTGACAAAAATGGTCAATAAAATGGTTTGGTATAATAATTGAAATATTTAAATACAAAAAGAAAATAAAATTATGAGTAAAGAAACAACAATTATTGGAATTGATTTAGGGACAACAAATTCAGCAGTAGCTGCTTTAATTGGTGGAGAACCGACAATCATTACAAATTCGGAAGGAAAAAGAACAACTCCTTCTATTGTCGCATTTTCAGACAATGGAGAGAGAAAGATCGGTGATCCAGCTAAAAGACAAGCAGTTACCAACCCAGAAAAAACCATCTATTCTATAAAGAGATTTATAGGTAAGGATTTTTCTACACTAGGTGATGAAGTTAGTAAAGTTCCTTATAAGGTAGTTAAGTCTGGTAAAAATGTTCCTAGTGTAGTTATTGGAGACAGAAACTATACTCCACAGGAGTTATCAGCAATGATTCTTCAAAAAATGAAGAAGACCGCTGAAGATTTTTTAGGACACGAGGTTAATCGAGCGATTATTACAGTTCCAGCATATTTCGGTGATACTGAAAGAACTGCGACTATCGAAGCCGGTGAAATAGCTGGACTTAAGGTAGAAAGAATTATCAACGAACCAACAGCAGCGGCACTTGCTTATGGTTTTGATAAAAAGAATGAAGATTCTAAGATTCTAGTTTTTGATTGTGGTGGTGGAACACATGATGTTTCTGTTCTAGAAATTGGTGATGGTGTATTTGAAGTTAAATCAACCGATGGTGATACTCACTTAGGTGGTGATGATTTCGATAATACTATCATTGATTGGATGGTTTCAGAATTTAAATCAGAAAATGGCGTTGACTTATCTAAAGATCCAATGGCTCTACAAAGGCTAAAAGATTCAGCAGAAAAAGCGAAGATAGAATTATCTTCTTCTCCACAAACTGAAATAAATTTACCTTACATCACTGGTGGTGATGCGGGACCAATGCACCTAGTTAAAACTCTATCAAGAGCTAAATTTGATCAACTAACATCAAATTTAGTAGATAGAACAATTTCTTGTGCTAAATCTGCATTAAAAAATGCTAATCTAAAGCCTTCTGATATTGATGAAGTTATTTTGGTTGGTGGTTCTACTAGAATACCAGCAATACAAGAAGCCTTAGAGAAGTTTATAGGTAAAGCTCCAAACAAATCTGTTAACCCAGATGAAGTTGTTGCACTTGGTGCCGCAATACAAGGAGCGGTACTAGCCGGAACGATAACTGATGTTTTATTATTAGATGTTACTCCATTATCTCTTGGTATCGAGACGATGGGTGGTATAATGACTCGATTAATTGAGGCAAATACTACAATACCTACTAATAAAGAAGAAACTTTTTCTACTGCGGCCGATAATCAACCATCTGTTGAGATTCACGTCTTACAAGGTGAGCGATCAATGGCTAAAGATAATAGAGATTTAGGTAGATTTCACTTAGATGGAATAATGGCAGCGCCAAGGGGGATTCCTCAAATTGTTGTTTCATTAGACATCGATGCAAATGGTGTTCTATCAGTGTCTGCTAAAGACAAAGCTACCGGAAAAGAAAATAAGATAAGAATCGAAGGTGGATCTCAACTTACAAAAGAAGAGATAGAAAAGATGAAGCAAGATGCTGAGGCAAATGCTGAATCTGATAAACTTGAGAAAGAAAAAGTCGATAAGTTAAATATGGCTGATAATCTTATTTTTCAAACAGAGAAGCAAGTAAAAGAATTTGATGAGAAATTATCAGATGAAGATAAAGCTAATCTAAAAGAAGATTTAGAATCATTGAGAAAAGCACATGCTGATGTTGACTTAGAATCAATAGACACTTATGTAAATAAGTTAAATGAAACTTGGGCAGGAATTAGTACTAAGCTTTATCAAGAATCCGAATCTGATACCAAAAATAGCGATGAATCTTCTGAATCAGAGGATATTCCTTATGAGGAAGTTGAAGATTAATCTAAAACTATTAAAAAAAAAAGACTCAGAATTTTCTGAGTCTTTTTTTTTTATGCTTCACCTTCGATATCCATCCAATCACCATCAGTATCTCTGGCCATTCTGTCTGCGTATACATTCTCGCCATCATCCTTAGTATAGAAATTTCTATTTGATACCATATTATCTTCTATATAAATATAACAAAGTGTATCCATGTATGGATATTCTTCCCAATCAACATCTCCTAAATCAGCAACTATTTGTGCTCTCTTTGAATTTGTTCCATTTGTTATGTTATTATCTGGGTACATTGATTGTGATTCCTTGTACCACATTCCATTTTTTTTCAGCATATTGCTTAAATAATTCAACATCAGAATCATGTGTGGTATATACTCTATCCATAAACTTAGAATGTGAACCATCTATGATACATTCCCATAGAAGTGCTCTTCCTTTTATGAGATCAGATCTGTATTCACCTACTTCTATATCACCATCATCATCATATAAAACTATCATACTTACACTCTCTCTATTATTACGATAAATATCAAAATAGCTAGATGGAACACTTGCCATACAAGAATTGTTTAATGGACCATCTCCTTCTATATAATTTTCTTTACCATACCATTTTGATATATCATTTCCCTTTACTATGCCAAATCTTTTAGTTTCGTCAGAAATAAAATCATAAGTTGCTTTATATTTATTAACAAAAAGTTCTATATCTCTTGGTGTAACATCAATATCTGCTGATGTTAATATAGCTCTTGATAACCTACCAATATTTATTGGGTTTCTAGATGATTTCCAAACTGCTTCATCAAAATTTAATTCCGACACCTGTAATGCATCTTTATTTAACACAGTTGTATTATCTCCATTCTTTTCAGCAAATAGACAATATGTTTTACCACTGGATTCACTAAAAACCTCACTTTCAATTGTTCCTATTGTTCCGACATCAGGAGACCAAACTTCTCTTCCTTCTTTTTATAACCAAGTGCTTCAAATATTTTATCATTAACATCTTTGTGTGTTAAATATCTCTGTGATTCTATTACTTTATAGTGTGTTATATCTTCTGAAGTAAATTCCTTTGCTTTGTTGTCTGGTGTAAAAGAAACTCTACCCTTATCATCCGTTATATCTATAAAATTATAACTTAATTTATCTACATCCTTGTTATATAGTGATATTAAACTAGATGATACTTTATCATCTTTTATTTTACTAATTATATTTATAAATCTATTGGAAAATACTAATTTAGATTCTTTCAACATTTCAAATATCTCCTTCTCAATTAGATAATCATCATATTTTAATAAATTCATATTTATTATTATTTTTAGTATATATATTAACTTTCTTAATTACAAATAATATATAACTTATGAAGAGTTTATTAAACAATGTTATAAAAGATAAAAGTATATCACTCATAAAAGAAATTGGGTCAGAATTAAACGAATTGGTTTTCACAATGGATTTAGAAATCGGTGAATTTAATAGTATAGAATATTATGAAGAAATCGAAAGTATAGTTTTGCATAAATTCAAAAGCCCAAATTTAGACATGATATTTGATTATGACTTATTATCAGAAAAAGATAGATTGTTAATATTATCAAAGCTTAGAGAGTATTCAACATCGAAATGATTTCCTCTTGTGGGTTAATTCCTAATTTATCAAATGATAATTGAGAATCGGTTCTTATACCGCCATTTGCGGACCATTTTTTATTATACTCAAACCAAGAATCGTCAAATATAACCTCATCTGTATTTATATCCCACTTTTCTTTTAAATATTTTATTAATTTACCCAAAGAATCAATTTGAGCTTTTGTATATTTATGGAAATATTTATAATTCCTAAATTCTAAATCAACAACTTCGGACTCATTAACAAATAAACCACTTTTTGTATAAAATTTATCATTTCTATTTATTAAAGGGCCTAAATTACACAACTCGATAGAAATATTCGCCATATTAAATTTCTTATTATCATTTAATAGTGGTGAATTATATGACCAAAAACTATCATCAAAAATTTCTTATTATTTTTCCATCCCAAAATTTATCATTATCATCAAATCCACCTATTGTAAAGTGTGTTGATGTTTTTAATAACTCTTTCTCTTTACCACTCTTATCCCTTTTCATATAGAGATCCCAGTTACCTATGTTATCATCTGGATTGAATTTAGATAATGTATTTTTTATCCAAATTGTAGTTTTTTTACTTTTTGTTTTGTAATAAAAAATATCACTTATTTTAGAATCATATATTTTTAAACCATCATTACCAACATATGCTAATTTATATGGAACATCATCAATAATTATTTTTTTGGCTTTTTATCATAATTAATAAGTTGTGACCAGGCCTGTAATGATATAACACCATCTGATTTAAGGCCTACATCTTTTTGGAAATTAACAACCGATATTAAAGTATCTTGTGTGTAATTCCCACTTATTTTTCCTTTGTAGAAATTTAAATCTTTCAATCTTTGTTGTAAAAACTTAACATCATCACCAGACATATTAAGCATTAAAATTCTTTGTAACTTCATAATTATGTTTTATTTTTATACCTATCTTCTTGTTTTGCTTTTAAATATGCCTTAACATCAGCATATGTTGCTGAGCCAGGGTTCTTTAATATTATATTAGCATTACCATCAACTTTTGGTTCTATCTTCTTAAACTCATCGGCTTTTACTTTTTCTTCGTATTTTTCTTCGACTTCTTTTATCACTTTACCTAGATAAAAATCTATACCCTTTATCATCTCAATTTCATCGTTGAATTTGAATAAAAATTCTTCAAAGTTATCGCCATGAAAAGCCGCAAATGTTGAATCTTTTATATAATGATCTGTGTAAAATTTTATATCACCAATATTACCCTGTGCGTATATAGTTGTTCTATACCTATTATTATAGAAGAATGAAAACTTATCTTTTTCGTTATAGGTTCGCTTACCATTATTCTCAACAGTAGCTACTAATCCTAGGTTATTCCTGAAATACCTAGATTTTTTAAATTTATGTATTGTTTCAAAGCTTGAAACGAAGTGTAAAGACATATACTATTTATTAAATAAGTCTCATCTCTTATTTAGGTTTCTAATTCGAAGTCATCATCATCATTAAATTCCTCATCAAGTTCTATCTTTAGGTCTATTAAGAAATCCTCATTAATGTCTTTTAATTTTACATTTTTGGATATTTGTCCTAAAATTTCAAATGTATCTAAGTCATACTTTTTAAATTTTATATAAGCCTTTTCGATATCATTAGCAGAAAAATCTTCATCTTCTTCTTTCGGTAATGCTTCTTTTATATCTATCATTATTATTAAAGCATATGTATATGAATCATCAGAGAACTTAATAGTAAATGAATCAAATGACTTTGAATATTTTGATACCTCGGAACTCTCCACTCTAACATTCAAATCTTTAAATGTCATTTTGCTAGACTTCTTCCTTTGGAGATCTTCTGGGTTTAGAATCCTGTTTGGTTTCTCATCTTCCTCCACATCAAATATTTTATCCACTTTCTTTTAAGTTTATTTAGTGCAGTACCAACATAACTTTCTGGGGTATCGTGTAGCTCTTCTTTTATATATTCGTTGTATTTAAAAACTTTCATAATGTATATATTAAAAATCTAATCGTTAATTCTAATATATAGTTTATGAAGTTTTTAAGATATTTAAATGAGAATAAAATGTGGTATAAAACTATACCAGAAATTCTTAATTGGTTAGAAGAAAAATCAAAAGTAAATAAATTTGCATTACTAGATACTGAAACAACTGGGTTAAATGGTCCTAGGAGGGAACAGCTAACACAAATATCCGCTATTATATTTGATTTTGATTTTTACTAATAATAAATTCACCGAGTTGGATTCCTTTAATAAGAAAATAAAATTGAGTGATGAAACAAAATCAAGATATAATGATCCAGGAGACAGAACAAAAAAAGTCTTAGATTTAATCATTATGGATCTGGTGGTCATAAATATTATGATGAGAAAGGAGTAGTCGATGAATTTTATGAATTCCTCGATAGCCATAAACCATGTTTAATAGTTGCACAAAACGCCGAGTTTGATATGAAGATGCTTGGTGGTAGATATGGTAATAAAGTAAAAAATGAGGTATTTGATACAAAAGAACTTATTCAATTTTATTTTTTACCACTAATTCAAAAATTATCAGAAACAGATGAATATTATAAAAAAATGGTAGATTTTATTGGTTTGTCAGATAGAGATGGTGGTATAATATCTTCATCTATGTCTAAAATCGGCCCAGCACTAAAAGTTAATATGAGTGGATATCATGATGCTCTAACAGATTGTAGATTAATGAAAGAAATGACTGAGAGAATAATCGATATATTAAAAGATAACAAAGAAGTAGATATAAAAAAGTATCAAATAGAAAGAATAAAAACAAAGAGAAGTTAATGAACCATCTTATTAAATATAAAATTTTTGAATTAAATTCATTTATTAAAGATTTTGGTTATTACTTCTTTGATACAATAGAGGACCTGGTGCTAGAATTACTAGACAATGATTTTGATGTTGAAGTAAAAAACAACCTTTCGTCCAGAAGAGTATAAACATAGAGTAAATGATATGGATGCTGTATTAATTTGTATAAAAAAACCCAAATCAAACACGAATGATGTAATTCCCTTTTTAAGCAGGTTATTACTTTTTTGCGAACAGCTTGGTCCAGAGGGATGTGGCTTGGTATATGACATGTCTCCTTTACCTCCATATCCAAGATATGAATAAATAGATGAGTTTATAGAACATTACAAAAACATGGACTTGTCTAGATTACATATAATAATTTATTCCCTTGAAAGATATTATGACGAATTAGAAAAGATATAAGAATCAATTTACATAACCAAATCAAAAGAAGAAGTTAGGAGTGAAATAGATGATATACTACAAGAGGTTAGAGATAGTGGATTTCAGGTCATAATAACAGATAATAGCGAAACAAGGATAGGAAGATCATCCATAATTTTCTTCATAGGCAATAATGAGTTAGAAAAAGCATAGGAAACAGTGATATAAGAAGCATAGAACATCTGTGTAGTTATTTAATTGAGAATGGTTATAAGCCTTATGGTAAAAATATATATGATGATTTAGATATACATTTCGAAAGTAGGAGAAGAGTAAACAATAGATTAAAAACAACTACAATGTCTTACAGAAGGTTTTTGAATTTTGTAGAAAAAGAAATGTTTATATAAATTGGATAAAATTTTCATTCATAAATAAAAAGGAATTCACGATATGAACTATATAAAAGAATATAAAAAATATAGAGTTGCGCCATTTAGTATAATTGATTGGAGTGAAGAATTAAAGCTATATAACTGGAGCAACAAACCAATTGATTTAGATAGGGTTAAAAGAATGTCAGAAAAATTTATAGGTATTGGTTGGTTTGATAAAATCTCAAAACATGTTGATGATATAATCTCATCTTTTAATAGAGTAGATATAGATAATGTAAGCGATAGGTTACTTGAAGTCTGGGATAAAATACCGTTTATGGAAAAAAACGTTGAGTTTAGATTTATATCAGGGAGTTTTAAAAATCTTGATGAAAAGAATGGACAAATAAAGTATAATGTAATGTATGGTGGAGGCAAAGATAGTAGGGAACATGCTATATTACACATAATATCAGATATAATTCATCCAACAATTTATATAGGCTACCCGTCAATTCATATAAGAGAAACAGATGACCAACTATATGTGAATGATGATACCTGGTCGTGTGAAAACTTTGATATAAATAATTTCGGAATAAAATCTGGTGATGAGATAGAAAATGGACAAAAAGGAAGAAGATCAAAAACAAATATATTTAGTCATGATATAAAAGAGAAGGAATTATATAGTGTTGATAAAATAATTAAAATGAATAGAGGTGCGGTTGTTATATCAGTAGGCGAAATCTCAGGTAATTTAAAAAACACGATAAAACTAAATGAATTAGAAGGATATTTAGATGAGGTGATTCCTTCGGTCCTACCAGAAATTAAATATGATGAAGTTATATGGGATTGTGCTAGGGGTAGTAGAAGATTTGATGATGATATGAGTATATATGATTATACCTTAAAAATTGTATTAAAATGAGGTATATAAAAAAATATAACGAAAAATTTAATTTTAACATGGGAGATTGTGATATATATGCAATTGCATTGCACAGATTATATAACTACCTACACTGGAGAAGATAAAGAATCAGATATAAAAGAGGTCATGAAAATGATTAAATTAAATAAAAAATAACTCATAAAGATACTAAACTTTTTTTAATATAGTACTATAAATACTATTGTTTTAAGAAATTAATCTTATAAGCAAAAATTAAAAAATAAAAAAGCAATATGAGCACAGAAACAGAATTTGATGAATTATTTGACGGCAGTTTAGACACAAAAATGGACTTCCTGAAAGAACAAACAAAAACTAACAATGATGGAATCTACCGAGTTGATCTTTCTAAAGTAAAAGATAAGAGAAAAGGTTGGAGATCTGTTGTTAGACCCACTTACCCAAATTTAACCGTAGAGGGCAAATTAGGACAATCAGCCATAGAAAAAATTACACACTATGTCAATATTAAAAACCCAAGAGAACTAAGTGGATGGTTCGACTCTCTAAGAATTTTGGAGAAAAATGTCCTTTAACTGATCTTTATTATACAATGATCAATTCGAAAAATGCTATTTTAGTAGAAAAAGCAAAAATTTTAAACTACTCAAAAAAATATTATTCTTATGTTTTAGTTATCGAAGACGAACAACAACCAGAATTGGTTGGAAAAGTGATGATTATGCAATATGGTAAAACCATAAAGGATAAGATTCAAGCAGAAGTTAATGGTGAAATATCAGGAACTCCTTGTAATGTATTTGATTTATCTGCTGGTAAAGATCTTGTATTAATTGTTAAAGAAATACAAACCGGTGATATTACATACCCAGATTATAAAATGAGTATGTTTAGACCAGATACATCCTCTCTTCCTATCTATTTCAAAGAAAGGGGCGAATTCAAAAATGTTCCTCTTGGAGAGGATGGTTCGATTGAGCCTAAATTCAAATCTAAAATTAAGATTTCTTGTTAGATAGAGATTATAACCTTGAAGATTTTGGACCAAAAAGTGTTGACAGATGAGCAACAATCTAAAAATTACAGAAATTAGTAACTTTATGACCGGAAAAGCATCATCAACATTCCAAAAATCACCAGAAACATCACCAACTTCTAATGATTTTGAATTTGAAAATACTTTCACCACAAATGAAAGTGATTCTACCGAAGAGGAAGAAGATGATTTCTTTGCTGATATTTAATTAGTAAAAAGAATCAAATAAAAAACCTTAATCTACAAAATGGATTAAGGTTTTTTGTTTTATATAAACAAAAAATTTTCCAATACTATAATAAATAAGAAAAAATAAGAAAAATATGAGCATAGCCAATAAAATATTCAAAAATAACACAACCGGACAAGAAGTAAAAGTTTTAGATGCTTTAGGTGAGTATGCTATTTTAGAAAATCAAGGAAAAATAGAACTATCTGAGCTACTAGATACAAATAGATATACGGAAAAATAGATCCACAATCTTTTTTTAATAATCAAAATGCGTATAATGAGTTAGCAAATAAGATAAAAAATATACCAACAGAAAATTTAATAGACGAATCTATTGACGTGGGAATAAAACCAGATGGATCTATATCACCGCTTAGTAACGAAAGTGCTGTTATAGAAACCACAAAAGAATCGGAGATGGATGAATTGGCTCGGAAATATGGCGTGCCTAAGCCAACAAATGAAGTAGATAAGCAGAATAAATCATTTGATAAAATTTTGAATCCAGTAGATGATAAAAAGATAAGTTGTCAATAGATGGTGTTGAAAGTATTGAGGCCAAGAGAGAATATGTTGAGCCAATTAATACTAATATACAGGACCCTATAATAACCATGTTTAAAAATGTTAAAAAGAATATAGATTTGAAATTCCCAATTTATATAGATAATAAAATTCCTAGATTGGACTTTATTGAGATGATGGAAGATTCTTATGAAGTTTCTATTATAGATTTTTAGCTGATGAGTTCACGAATAAAATTTTAAGTGATCCATCAAAGATAAGAGAAACGATAAAAGAGAAAATAAATGAATTAGTTTATGGAGTTAAAAATAGCCAATTAGATGATAAAGTTGTTGATTTTAAATCATTATCAGCAAGAGAAAGAGTAAAGGCTGTTTCGGAAATGAGTATAGACGAATTAAATGGGGTTCTTAAAACAGAAACGGACAAAAACTGTTATTACCGCAGCAAATAAAAGATTAGACCAATTAAAATAATGTTATGATAGATGTAATTTTTTTTAAAAAGTGCCATAAATATAAGAAGACAATAACTTAAAAGTATCCAATAACATGGGTTTATATCATAAAAGGGCAAAAGAAGTTGTTAAGATATTGGAATCGTCTGTTAATGATTTAGAAAAGTTACAACAAGATATAAAAGTTGGTGAGAATACATCTGCTGAGAAATCTATAAATGAGATATTAAATATAATAAAAAATGTCGAAATAGAAGGACAGACGTTAGAGAGTCTTGTTGAACCAATGAATAAAGAAATAGAAAAATTATCAAAAGAGGAAGCTGAACTTCATAGAATGATAAAGGAGAAACATAGTGATTTGTCTGATGATGATATTTTAGAGGTAGTTCAAACTAGACTAAAGAAAGAAGGATTATAGTCTATTGAAAGATATTCTACAATATAAGTAATCATCACTGTCACGGTAGCCACCACTAACAGATTTCTTTTTAGAAGAATAAGAAGAGAAGTAGTCATCCTCCATCAAATTAGAAATCTTAGACTCTATTGAATCCTTTGTTTCATTACTTACCCTAAATTCAATTCCTAATGAGTATTTTTCGCTATATGATAGCCTAAATCCATACTTTTCGTGTGAGTTTGGTTTTAATTTTATATCATTTTTTATGATTATATTATTAACTTCTTTTATAACTCTTTTCTTATCTTCTTTGCTTTTCTTACTATAATCAGAATATAACTTTTCTCTTTTTTCCTTAGAAATAATATTATAATCTTGTTTGGTCATACCTTTAAGTCATTTTTTTAATTTTCGCCTTCATCCTCATCCGCTCTCAGACCATGTGTTATTTCTTCACCATCAGTTCCACGAACTGATATATATTTCATAACTGGCTCTACTCCCTTTTCTATATCATCTATTGACATTGAGCCTTTATATCGACCTTTTTTCAAGGTAGGATACTTTAAATTAAACTCATTTAAAAAATATTCTAATATCTCGGTTGATATATCACTAGATATTCTAATTGTTTTTTTATCCTCATCTAATTGTCTCATCATGTCCCTTTCTTCATCAGTTGGTCCAGACTTTCTATCAAAATTGGCCGAAATATTTGGATTATAATGTAAATTATCTTTCCACCTTACATCAGTCAGTTCTATCTTTTGTGATTTTATTCTATCAGTATTTAACATCTTTTCTGAGCTATTCTTTCTAAAAACAATTGAAAATGGTAATATGCTTATTTTTATTAACCTTTTCCCGGCTTTAGCATTACCAACATGATGGTCGTTATATATTGGGTGTATTTACCAAATAGATAAGATATTTGGCAATTTCTACCAATATCTAGTGATCTACCATCTCTCAATAGTTTAATAGTTGGAAAAACTCTACCACTATCACTATCTATTATCTTTACTTTTTTCAAATCCATACCATTTTCTTCAAAATCCTTTATAATTTCTTTGAAAATTTCTATTGCTTTGTTATCATTATTAGACCTGGTTTTACTAAGTCTAGATATATCACCGAATATAGATTCATTATAACTTTTTAAATGTTTCATGAGAGTTATATATTAAATTTTAATATATAACTTGTGAACTATATAAGAAGATTTATTCTTTTAATATATATCTAAAACAGATAAAACACAATGACAAAAGTATCTAAGTTTGTAAAACTTGATAAAGACATCTTATTAGAGTATGTTTATAATGATGGTAATTTAATAAGCGAAGCCTATAATGTATTAGTAAATTCTAAAGATAGAAAAAGATCTTATATGGCATATGATACTAGTGCCACCGGAAATGATCAATCTAACCAATTATTCATAATAGATAAGATAGAAAATAAGTTTGCTAAAGTAAATCCAGACTATTATACATTCTTACAATTAAAGAATTATTCCGCACCGGCTCCGATAAGACATGATACTATAAAAGTTCACCTGCCTATAAATTGGACATTTGGTGAATACTTAGGATTTTATATTAGACTATATACATATGATTCATTAAATAAATCAGAATTTGAATTATCAAATTTTTATTTTGATATGACGGATGTTGATCAACAATATTTGATGAACTTCTCATCACCTCCATTACTTTTTCAGGAAAAATTGTGGGGTAAGAATATACAAATTGAGATACCATCAGTAAGCGAAATATCTTCACAAATAACCGATGGTAGACCAACAGAAAATAGTATAAATTTCAACTTAACTGGTGGTAGTGGTCTTAGTTTAAATTCACCAATATTCATAGATTTTCATTTTGTTAAAAACATACAAACTATAAATGGTGTTACTAATTACTCATTAGAATCTGCGGTAACAACAACTGTTCCACAGACTCCGGAATTTGAAAAATTAGGTCTGAAAATAGAAAATTCAATTAATGGTGATTTCTTCGAGATATACGGAACATATAATAGCACCATATCTGAGTTTAAGAGGTTTATAGACGACTCTGTTACATCTGGTAACAGATATTATGTCCAGTATAATATAACCACTTACGAGCAAAATATAAGAGGAAAGACCACAACAATAACAATGATGAATAACTTCAACGAATCTGTTGAATATAGACCAATAATAAAATATTCAACCACAACCGCCATAATAGATGTTGAGATGAGGTTGATAGATGCTGTTGATGAGTCATATATAGTTAGAAAAGCATCATATGGTATGCTACAAGATGAAGTTTCCAAGTATTCATTGAAATTAATGAAAATAAATTTAGATGATGCTAATAAACCAAAAATTTACAACATAAAATCAGCAATTAATCCTGATTTAGTTGGTGTTGCAAATTCATTTGGTGTAATATCAATAAATAATAATCCAAAATCCGCACCAATTCCTAGAATTAATATGGGACCAAATGGTATTAATGCTGATCAAAACGTTAGAATAGAGCAAATAAAAGTTCCCTACCCAGTATTGGTTGATAGGTTTAATATAATGGCAAAGTCTGATTCTGTTGTTATGGATAGCAAGAGCTTTTTTGGATTTGGTAAAATTCAAATACTATTATATCCATTTGATAATGTTATAAGTTTTTCAATTGCTTCTGGTAAACCAAGTCAACCAAGGTACTTAGATATGAGTGGGTTCAATCAAATAAAATTAACAATAAAGAATGATAAAAATTCTATATCATTTGATCCTTATATCGAATCGGGCCAATTAGATTTAGCTAATGGTGTTATTTCATTTAAGATAAGCCAATCGAAATTTTTAGAAATAAAGAGGATATATAATAGTGGTGTTAATGTTTTTTATATAACGGGAACAAATACATCAACCACATCAGTAATTTATACTGGTTTATTTAAATTATATGATGATAAAAATAATGTTAGTGAGTTAAATAAACAAGTATCTTCTAATCCAGAAATAATATTAGATCCTATAAAACCAAAAGAAACAGCGATAGTAACTCCTAGGTTATTATCCGCCCAACCATTATTAAAAAAGCAGAAAACTAGAGCAAAAACCAAACAAAAATAAACAAAGGCTGAGAGTGGTATAGTTTACATAGATTCCGATTTAAATAGAAACTTTTCTAAGTGACGGAAATCTAAAATTTAATTCCATAAAAAATAATATATACTGAAATGGTATATAAATATTCTATAAAATCATTAGAGGGATTTCCACTGAGTATTAAAGCAAAGAACAATTAATGAAGATCCGGATTCTGATTACTTGGAAGATTATCCCGAATTTGATATACCAAAAAAAACCACTTAGAATATAAGTGGTTTTTTCTGTTTATTTAAATAATGATATTAATTATTTAAATAAATCTTCTTCTTTTGGTGAATTCATAAAATCAGAAATACCACCAATCGATAAAGTCTCAATGAATTTGTCTATTTCTTCGACAGATTGAAAAACTAGGACAAATCCATGTTTAAGTAAATAATATCACAAATATAATAAAAAGTTTTCAATTTATGAGATTAAATTGTATAAAAATGACAAATCATATTTAATATATAATACTATGAGAAAATTAACAAAAGATGAATTCATTGAAATGTGTATAAATAACACGGAAATAAATAATGATTATTCATTAGTAGAATATATCAATATTTCAAATAAAGTAAAAATAATATGTCCTGAGCACGGTGAATTTATGCAAAATGCTAAGAATCATAGAGACGGACAAGGTTGTCCAAAGTGTTATAGTCTTGAATAAAGATATGAACAAAGAATATTTTATAAAAAAATATGGGAAAAGATATTTATGATTATTCATTAATAAAAGAGCCTATTCTTATAAAATCATATATAAGAATAATAAATAAAGAAAATGGTCTAATATATGATCAGTTAGTTGATCATCACAAAAGAAATCGAAAGCCAACTAAAATAGAATCCAAATCTCTTAGTAAAAAAACTAAGAGAAGTTCAATAACAATGTCTTTGATTATGAAATAGAAAAAGAAACTTATTATGCCACAGATAAGATTAAGTTAATTAATAAACTAACAAAAGATGAAACCTATTATAGAGTAGATAGACATTTATCTGGGATGAAACCAAATAAGGTGACACTTAATTATTTTCTAATAAAATCCAAAGAATCTCATGGAGATTTATATGATTATTCTATGATAAAGGAAATAAAAAGAAATAATGATAGGGTCAGTATAATATGTAGTGATCACGGTGTTTTTAAACAAAGGGTATCAAACCATATGAACTTAAATGATGGTTGTCCAAAATGTGCTGGTGTTGGTAAATGGAACACCGAACTATTAGTATCAGAATTTAAGAAAGTACATAGTGATAGATTTGATTACTCTAATGTGAAATTTGATGGTGTTGGTAATAAAGTTGAAATAATATGTAAAGAACATGGTCCCTTCAAACAAAATATACATAAACATTTAATAGGACAAGGGTGTAGTTTTTGTGAAAGTATCTCAAAAGGAGAAGAATATGTTAAAATGTGGTTGGATGAAATGAGCATTGATTATGATAGGCAAAAAGATTTAAAGGATGTAGATATAAAAATCCCTTATTTTTTGATTTTTATTTACCTGAATTAAATATCTGTATAGAATTTGATGGAATTCAACACTTTAAACCAGTTGAGTGGTTTGGTGGTGTTGATGGATTAAACGAAACAAAGAAAAGAGATAAGGTAAAAACCAATGGTGTTTAAATGAAGGAATCGAATTAATAAGGATTTAAAGTTTAATCAGGTTAATAGAATTAAA